GATGGAGCCCCTTTACCATTGCGGGAATCCTCAGTTTGGCGCGGTCATCTTCCGTCGCACGTTCCCGCAGATCACGCGACAGGGCGGCATGTGGGACCAGGCGGCGAAGATTTACCCGCTCCTGAACGCGACGCCAAACATGACAGACCTGTCCTGGCGTTTCCCGTCCGGGTCTCGCATTCAATTCGCTCACTTGCAGCACGAGAAGAATATCTACGATTGGCAGGGGTCAGAAATCCCGCTGATCGAGTTCGACGAATTGACGCACTTCACCGAGGCGCAGTTCTGGTATCTCACGTCTCGCAACCGCTCCACGTCCGGCGTGCGTCCCTACGTCCGGGCCAGCTGCAACCCGGACGCGGATTCGTGGGTTGCCAAGCTGCTGGAGTGGTGGATCGACCAGGAAACGGGTTTGCCGATCCCAGTCCGGGCCGGACGCCTGCGATGGTTCGTGCGAGTGGATGACGAACTGAAGTGGGGCAGTAGTCGCGAGGAACTCCTTGACAAGTACCCGATGCTCCCGCCGCGGTCGCTCACCTTCGTTCCCGCCAGGCTGAGCGATAATGCGGCGTTGATGGCGGCCGACCCGAATTACCTGGCGACGCTGCTCGCGCTGCCGCTGGTCGAGCGCGAGCGTCTTCTCGGAGGCAACTGGAAGATTCGGCCCGCGGCGGGCCTGATCTTCAATCGGGCCTGGTTTGAGCTTGTCGAGGCGGCACCGGCGCAGGGATCGACGCTGCGCTACTGGGACAAGGCTTCCACGCCAGGAGCTGGCGATTGGTCGGCGGGCTGCAAGATCCGTCGATTCAACGGCATCTACTACATCATGGACGTGACTCGCGGGCAGTGGTCCAGCGCCGATCGGGAGGCGACGATCAAGCAGACAGCGATCCTGGATGGTCACTCCTGCTCGATCTGGGTCGAGCAGGAAGGTGGGTCAGGCGGCAAGGATTCGGCGGCGCTGTCGATCAAGGGGCTGGCGGGCTTCGACATTCATGCCGAACGAGTGACCGGCGACAAGGTGACGCGAGCGCGCGGGCTGTCGGCACAAGCCGAAGCACACAACGTGAAGCTGGTCATCAACCCGGACAAGCCCTGGATTGGTCCGTTCCTGGATGAATTGCATGCTTTCCCGCTGGGCGCACACGACGACCAGGTGGACGCGGCGTCGGGATCGTTCAACAAGCTCACACTGGATATGTATGAATGGGGCACAATAGCGGAGAATCCAGAAGCCCGCTCCTTGATGGCGAACGTGCCGCGTGGCGTATTCGACGACCAACTCCGCGAGCGTGACGATCGCGACCGGCCGAGGGGATTCCTGGATGGCATGGGCGACTGGTGATGACGGATGCGGAAGGCGAAGAGGAAGCGTGCGACTGCCAAAGAAAGGGCCGTTCAGAGAGTCGGCCCTTGAGAAATGCTCTGCCCGGTGATCTTGGGCAGCGGGGCCAGCTGACAGATTGACATCATCGGTCTTGCGGCTCAGCGGCAAGGTTAGGAGGTGCGACGCATATTCGGCTCTTGTGTCATTGAAATCGCTTCCGGATCTTCGGATCGTGCTTGAAGAACTGGAGCAATAGCTTCCCGTTGACTATCTTCACCGCTTTCCCCTTCTTGATTACGTCCTTGGCCAGCCGACTCGTATCAAGCACCTCCCACCATCGTCCCTTTTTCTTGAGGACGCCATGCTTGACCAATTGGTCAAAATCGATCGGGATAGCCATCATCTCCGCCTCCTCGCGAAGCCGCTTCGCCAACGATTCGACATCGAATGTTTCTGACGATTCATCTTTCCGGTTGGCACTCTTGTCCATCACTGGACCTCCATACAAGGTTGTTGTTGTGAGACCGAGAATACAGTTTCTCGGCCACGTTGCCCCCTTCCAAGTTCCGACCCCGACAGCACCATCCCCTCCCAACCCTACCGTAAGCCCGTGCTCACCCGTGATCGCTCGCTGGCGAGTCACTGGAGCAATCCACGGGCTGTTCGCCAGGCTTATCGTCGTGCAACTGCACGACCTCCTCACACCGAAGCTCGAAGGTCGCGGCTCCGGTTCCAGTGCCCAGGTTCAAGCCGAATCGCTCCAACTCCCCACGGAGCGCAGCGACGGCTCGACTGTCGCCAGCCTGGAGCGCACGTACCGTGGCCGCGACCAGGGCGGCACCGCTTTCCTTCCCAGGACGATGGTTCGGATCGCGACCGTCTGCCTGGACCGTCCAGTCGCCACCCAGGTGAAGCACCACGACCTGGGCCACGGCGTCATCTTCCGTCGCCGCGGACAGGATCGGCTTCCACCGGATGCCCTTTCGGGAACGGTGCCATATTGTCCACGGATGCAAGTCTCCCATTGGTCAAGCCTCCGGGTGGTGACTGATATTGACGAACTTCGTGTGTTGCTTGTCATAGCCCAACACGACTTTGCCCGTGGGTCCATTGCGTTGTTTGGCGACAATCGCCTGAATCTCCGGCACGGGGTTGTTCTCCTGATTCCGGTCACGGTGCAGCATGATGACGCAGTCGGCATCCGCTTCCAGGGCACCGCTCTCCCGCAGATCGCCCAGCCGCGGCTCGCGATCTTCTGCCTCGCGGTTCAACTGAGCCATGCACACAACGGGAACTTGCAGTTCCTTGGCGAGAATCTTCATGCGTCGGGAGATGGCTTCCAACTGCTCGCGACGACTTGAACGCCGATCTGTGGACTCGATCAACTGGATGTAGTCTACCACGACCAGGCCCAGGTCCACGCGAGCCTTGAGGCGACGGGCATGGGCTGCGATGTGCCAAGCCGTCTGACTCGGTTCGTCGTCGATGAACAGTTGGGCGGCGCGCAGCTGCTCCGTCGCCATTGCGATTCTGCGGAGTTCGTCCTGGCTTATCTTGCCTGCGCGGATTTTCTGCGAGTTCACGTTGGCCAACGCACAAGCCATACGCGAATAAAGCTCCAGGTGTGACATTTCCAGGCTGACGAAGAGACAAGCTCGCTTGGACTCCAGGACTGTGTGCATGGCGAAGGCGGTTCCAAGAGCCGTCTTGCCAACACCAGGCCGAGCGCCGATGATGGTCATTTCCGACTTGTGCAGCCCCATGAGTTTCTCATCCAAGTCGGCGAGACCTGTCGGCAGGCCAGAGACACCGCCTGCTGCCAGAACGGCGTCCATGTGCATGTAGAAATTATTCGACACTACATCCATGTTGAGCGGGCCGCGTACGGCCTCCGAGTGGGCGATGGCGAAAAGCCGACGCTCAGCATCTTCGACCAAGTCTTCCGGCGATCCGTTGCGGTCGCCCACAAACCGGAGCGTGTCATGGGCGTGACCTTCGAGGTTTCGCATCAGTGCTTGGCCGCGAAGGATTCGGGCGAAGTACATCGCGTTGCCAGCAGTCGGTGCTGCGTCCCAAAGCTCTGCTAACTTGGCATAACCGCCAATGTCCTCGATCTGGCCTCTGGTGTTTAGCTCGTGCGCCATAGTCACCAGGTCCACCGCTTCACTACGGTCCCACATCGCCACAATGGCGTTGAAGATCATCCGATGCTGCGCGAAGTAAAACTTCTCCGCATCCAGCAAAGTCAACACATCTGCAATGCACGGATTATGACGGATCATCGAGCCCAGGACATTCTCTTCGGCATCCTTGTTGTGAGGCGGAAGACGATCATCAATTTTCATATTAGTTCCTCCGAATCCGTGGAAATGCCCGCTGGCATTGCGCCAGAGGTTGAGTCAAGTAAGATCTCGCCGTTGGACGACGCTTTGCTCTGGTCAGGGCGACTCAACCCGCGTAACGAGGTTCCTTTCGGCACACTTTCTCTTCCCCAGCGTTCTTGCTCAGCATGGGTTTCCGCCGACTTGGCTTTGATGTCGTCGTTGGTTTCACCAACCGTTACAGGCACCACTTCAAGCACATCCTCCCATTGCCTCCCATTCAGCCAGGAGGCGGGATAGGGGATGTACTGACCGTTCTCTTTGAACCAGTCATTTGACTGCTTGTGCTTTTGCAGTGCCGCGAGCATGGTCGCCTGGAGCGTCGCGTCGGGCTTCAGCGTGTTCCAGGCTTTGACTGCTCCGGGGCGGTTGCGTTTCTTCGGGTACACCTTCCAGAACTCCGCGAATCCATCCGGATCACCTTCTGGCGGCTTCCTGGTTCCTCTCTTCCGTGGCAAACGATCCGGCGCGCCACTCCCCCCAAGGGGGGGTAGGGGGGGATTGATTTGGTCTGGTCTGGTCTGGTCTGGTCTGGTCTGGTATTGGCGTGACAAACCGTGACTGTCCGTGACTGTCACGTGACTGTCCGTGACATCAGGCGGACATTCCCGTGACGACTCACTGTCGGCATTGCTTTCGTTCTTGCCGCGGGCGCGTTCCGCGCGCTTGCGACAGGTGTCGCCGCAGAACATTGCGCGAGCCGACGGGCATGGGGTGCCGCATTGCACACACGGCTTCGGAGTTGACTGGTCAAGTCGATAGTCGGCGCGGCGGCGGGCGTATCGAGGGCAATGATTAAAGTAATCGTGGACGATCAGCGTGCCGTCAGACTGCTTCTCAAGGAAACCGCATGCGAGCATCGCCTCAGCCAGTTTGCCGCGTTTTTCCGCCGCCCACCCGGCGGCTAACTCCACGTCGGTCTCGTCCTTGAACTCTGCGTTGCCGTGGTCATGGCAAGAGTGCCAAAACCACTCTAGGTAGCCCAGCACTTCCGGCGGTCGCATGTTCAGCGTGTCAACCAGCCGCAGGAATTTGCGGTGTGTTTTGATTCCGGGGAGGGCCATCAGGAACCCCCCTTCCAGGAAGCGACTTCGGCCTTGCCCTGATCGGGCGTCGGCGTGTACAACAGTCTCATTGCAAAACCTCTGGTGCCGCGCTTGTCACGCGGTCAATCCAATGACGAGGCCAGGAGAGCGAATCCTGGCCTCCGTCGTATCCTGACCGACTCGCGTCCCCGATCGCGGGCCACGATGACAATGGACGATCTCTCACGCCGCCGGAACGCTGGCTGCCTGCACCTGTTCAAGGAACCGTTTCAGCGATTCCTCATCCACATACCACCGCCCGCCGCAACGTTTCGCCCCCAGCTTCACCCCGCGCACTCCTCGAAGTGCCCAGCGCCGAACAGTGTTCTCTGCCGGTCGGGGGAAGCCGAGCTTCTCAACGATGTCAGCGATCTGCGGTAGAGCTAATCGCTCCGCGATAGATTGCTGCCCTGTTTCAGCCATCGATCACTCTCCGCGGGGTCACAACCGACAACACGAACCACAAAAACAAAACGCCAAAGGGATGGGCAAAGACAGCCCCGGCACTTTTGCCCCGATTTTTCCCCTTCCTCCAGGCGACCCGCCTGCACAGCCCGCAGACCCGTACAGGTTCCGCCGACCGATACAGACTCTGCCGACGCCCTCGGCGCGCAGGGCGGACCGGGGGCGGGGGGCGATCCCGCCCAGGGTCATCGTGATGTCGGTCGTTACTC